AAGGAGATTCAGTAATGAGGATACTGGCAGTAGATGGACAAGTTAGAGTAGACACAGTCAAGCCTGATGTATACTTCCCAGTATATAATGACAATAATGTAAAAGCACCAGTCAAAGAGCATGTGTTAGCATATAGGCAAACTATTGATGAAAGAGAATATCTAGTAGTAGAGACATATAGAGTAGGTGAAATTGAAACTAAAGTATATGAGTTTAAGCAAAATACTATTGGTGGTGAATATAATCCAAAAGATATACTTGGAATAGAGCCGATTGTAAAAACCAATCTGGGTGAAGGGTATAGTCTTATCCACCACATAAAGAACTGGGGGATGAGTGGTAAATTCTGGGGGATTAGTGACTATGAGGATTTAGTAGATTTATTCTTTGCTATAAACAACAGATTATCTCGTAATGAGCATATATTAGACAAACACGGAGACCCTATATTAGCAGTACCACAGGGAGTATTAGATGGCAATGGGAATGTAAGCCGACAGGGCTTAGGTATGATTGAATTACCAAGACACCCTATGAATGGTGAGACTAGCAAACCAGAGTATATTGTCTGGGACTCCAAACTAGAGTCATCATTTGCACAGATTGATGTATTAGAAGAACAGTTATTTAAGGCGGCTCAGGTGTCCCCTACTTTGTTTGGACTTACTAAATATGGAGTAGCCGAATCAGGAAGAGCTTTGAAATATAAGTTACTCCGGACTCTATCCTTAAAACACAGAAAACAGATGTACTGGGATAATGGGATAAAATCATTGATTGAAAGTGCTATTGAGTTTGCCAGAAATAACCGTTTAACTGCTGATGGGATTGCACCAGCAGAGACTGAAGTGCCTACTCTATATTGGCAGGATGGAATTATTATGGATGAATTAGAGATATTAGAAGCTGAAAAAGCTAAACTAGATTATGAATTGACTACTAAAGAAGATGCTATATCTAATGTAGATGGGATAACCAGCAATGAAGCTCAAGATAAATTAACTAGAATACAGCAAGAATTAGATGCTAAAAATAAAGCCAACCCGTTCTCAATAGAAAATAGAGGAATGACAAACAACAACGACGAGGAAGACGACGACGATGAAACAGAAGATTAGACCTGAGGGGATAGTCCAGTCAGACGTACAAGTTAAACTAATAGAAGCTATAGTAAAAGAGGCTTATCTTGACCTTGCCACCTATGCAGATAGATTAGACAAGGGAACTGTGGCTAGTAAGTCCAGAGCTATTAAGAATATAGCAGATAAATATAATCTACAACTAGAGGCTTGGGCAAACATAACTATCCCCTCTTTATACTATGAGGGGATGAGCAATGCAGTTAATGCCTCAATTAAAGGTAGCCAAGTGTATGAGTTTGACCAGTCTTTTGTAGTTAAACACCAAGAAGCATTAGAAGCCCTTATAAATAACACTTATACATACACATCTAAAATATCTCAAGGAATTAGAGACAGTGGGACAAGAGCTTTAACATTCTCCGAGCAGGAAAAGATAAAAGTAGAGATTGGAAAAGGTATATTGACAGGAAGTGATCTAAACAAAATATCTAAAGGGGTGACCAATGTGTTAAAAGAAGCCAGTGCTACAACTGTAGTGTCAGCCAGTGGTAAAAGACAGGGGATTGATAGTTATGCCTCCAGTGTAGCCAGAAGTATACTCACAGATGCACAATGGCAGGGGACAAGTAATACTATAATTCAAGAGGGTTATGATTTAGTGCAGGTATCAGACCATTTTGGAGAGTGTGCTTTGTGTCGACCGTATGAGAATGAAGTGCTATCATTAACAGGTAGAACCAAAGGTTATACTACATTGGCAGAGGCTAAAGCTAATGGACTTCAACATGTAAACTGTAGGCATAGTATATCACCATTTACAGAGGGATTGGCAGATGTAAGCAAGGTCTGGGATGTGGAAAGTCAAAGTTATGTAGAAAAAGAAAATGTAAAGAGTCAAAACTTGACCACTAACAGCCCTAAATCTATACTTAGGGCATTTAATACCTTTACAACCAAAATAGGTATAAAAGACTACAACTTAGTCAACCAAGCAATAAAAGACAGAGACACAAAGGCAATAAGAGATATCCAGAAGAAGACTAAAGACCAAAGATTAAAGGAAAGTTTAGATGTGTTAGCCGATTATATAGGAGATTAGGCAACAAGTGATATTATACCGATAACGGGTCATCCACGATAAGGATGTTATTAGTATAATTACACCAAGACTATGTCTGAGGAAATCCAACCGCAGGGAAGCGATACAACCCAAGAAACTGTTACTGAGACCACTGTACAAGATACTCCAAAGGAGATACAAATCCCCAAGAGCCGCTTTGATGAAGTCAATAAGAAATACAAAGAATTGGCAGCTAAACTAGCCGAGTTCGAGACTAAGAAAGCGGAAGAGGAAGGTAACTGGAAACAACTTGCAGAAACCCGAACTCAAGAGCTAGAAGATATCAAAAACAGATATAAGCAAAGCAATCTTGAGAAATCCCTTATACAGGAAGCAGTAAAGTTTAACCCTCACGATGTAAATGCAATTATGCGATTTATTGAGTCTGATAAGGTAGCTGATGAGACTGGGGAAGTTAACACCACAGCATTATCCGCTGAATTACAGAGAATAAAAACTGAAATGCCCTATCTTTTCAAGCCTGAGACAACCTCTAATGCAGGAAACTCCCAAGGAGGAAACCCTAGCAATGTAGGTGGAGTGATTTATAAAGAATCACAATTAAGAGATTCAGAGTTTGTAGCTAAGAATATCAAAGATATAAAACAGGCACAAAAAGAAGGACGAATATTACTAGGACAATAATAATTAAATTACCAATATGGCTAATGAAATAACAAAGTCATTACTTGACTCATTCATCCCTACTGTTGCAGCCGCAACTGCTATGGAGACCTTAAAAGAAAGAAGAGGAATCTCACGATTCGTAAATGTAGATTTTTCAGAAGATGTAAGAGCTTTTGGAGAAGCTGTAAAAGTTGGTTTCTTAGGTGACTTAGGAACAGCTGACACCAAAGTAGCTGGATCTGAGTATGCTTTGACTGGACCTGCTGACAGCGATGTAACTATTACTCTTAACCAACACAGGCACAAGACTGTTTTGATTGAAGATGTAGGACGAGCTTTAGCACGACCAGATGTATTACAAGGATATATCAATGAAGCTATTTTCTCAGTATTGAAGCAAATTGATGTTTCTGTAGCTACTCTTGGATTATCTTTTAGCAATACTTTGAATGAAGGATCTAATCACTATGATGATATCGTATCTTTGAGAGAGACTTTAGTTGGAAATAAAGCTCCAATTGAAGGACCTTTCATCTATGCTGTATCTACTAGCAAATATGCTGACCTTTTGAAAGATGATGACATCAACAAAGTATTAAACTTCGGAGGGAATGTAGCACAAACTGCAAATCTACCACAAGTAGCTGGAATGTCAATCTTTGAGACTCAGTTAATCCAATCAGGAGGAAGCCCAGTTAGAAAATACAATATGGCTTTCCACAGAGATGCTATTGGTCTAGCTATTCGCCCACTTCCAGTTGATGGAAATGGACTTGGAGTAAACCAAGGAGTATACAATGACCCAGAGACTGGTCTATCTATCAGATTAACTATGGGATATGATGCTAAAATTGGAGGAATGTTCGCAAGAGCTGAAGCCCTTTACGGAGTATCTATAATGAGACAAGGACTAGGAGTTGCTTTATTAGAAGCCTAATTATTTCTCACTCATAACTATAAAGAGCTTGAAATATAGCTCTTTTTAGTTTATACTCAGAGTACAATTAACATATATCAAATATGACAAACATCTACTTTGCTACACCCCCATTAAAGACTAAAATAGGGGGTTTTGGCAATGTTGCAAACACTTGGTACAATATTAACCAAGATGACACAGAAATACACTTTGAAACGGAAAATAAAGGGCAAGAGATAGCTTTCTTATATCACCAACCGCCCCAAGTAGAGATGATCCGAGGTTGTAAAAAGAAAATAGGCTACTTTATGTTTGAGTCTACCAAATGCCCACCAGACTGGGAACAATATATGAGGGAATTAGATGTAGTAATCACCCCCTCTAAGTTTGCCAGAAACATATTCTATAACCAGTTTGGAATAGACAGCATAGTTATACCACACGGAGTGGATACAGATATATACACATACCAACCCAGACCAGACAATATAGCTTTTAGGATACTCCATTACAATGCTTTTGACTTCAGAAAAGGCTTTGACATTGTGATTGAAGCATTTACACAAGAGTTTGACCCTAATGTAGACAGGGCTATACTAACAATGAAGGCTTACAGTGGCAATAATTACCCTTATTTTGACTATAGGATAGACACTATTATAGAAGACTATAATCAGGAGCAGTTATTAGGATTATTAGCCAAGCATGATGTATTTATATTCCCCTCCAGAGGTGAGGGATTTGGCATGACACCTTTAGAAGCTATGAATACAGGTATGCCAGTAATTATACCTAATGCACACGGGATAGCTGAATATTTTGATGATAGGTATTGTTATGAGATTAAGTGTGATATGGCTAAAGCTGTATATTATAGGGAGGATTATGATAAACACGACTTAGGGTTGTGGTTTGAGCCACAAATACAGTCTACTAGAAAACAATTAAGACAGGCATATAATGACTGGTTAGCTAAGACAGGACAGTTTAGAGAAGGTTTAGCAGAAGAAAGAGCAAAGTATGCAAGTCAGTTTAGCTTGAAAAATTCATATAATCAGATAAGGCAACAAATGATAGACTTATTGTAATAATCTAATTGCAATATGGCATTAAATACAATATTATCACACCCAGACCAGAACTCTTATGTCACAGTGGCAGAGGCTAATGATTACCTTTTAACTAAACAGGGATATGATGTTTGGGCTTCCCTATCTACAGCAAAAAAGGAGGCTTTCTTAAAACAGGCTGCACTTCAGATGAATGAATTGAGATATAAGGCATATGAGGTATATGATAGAGATAAAGACTACCGTAGAGAGCAAAATTTAGCCTTCCCGAGGGTAGAATATAATAGTTTACACTATGGAAATGCTACCTCAGCAACTGCTACTACAGTGTCAGTTTTGCAATTAGCAGGTCAGCAATATTTAGCTGATGATGTACTTAATGGAGGAACCGTAGTTATTCGAGAGGGGACTGGTAGAGGACAGACTTTAGCTATAACCGATTGGGATAGTGCCACAGGGACAGCTACAGTCTCAGGATGGACAGTCCAGCCAGACACTACTAGTGGGATTTTGTTTATAAAGCCAGTAGACGATAAGGTAAAATATGCACAGATAGAACAGGCTTATTTCTTATCTCAGTATAAAGATGAGGATATACTTAATATTATTTCAGGAGTAGAGTCTTATAGAATAGGAGATTTATCCGAGACTTATGGAGGAGCTAATGTAAGATTTGCACTAGTAGGAGGACGACCATTTTCACCACTAGCACAGTCACTATTAAATGGATTTATAGATATTACAGGTTATATAACATACTAAGATGATAAACTTAGATAAATACCTTAATCAAGATATAGAGCTAAATATCCGAAGTGGGTATGATGTATACGGTAAGTCTATTACTACTACCTCCTATATAAAAGCAAGGGTAGTATATGCCAAGAGACAAGACAGGGGATTACAAGCCAAGCCTTTAGACTTTGATGTAGAGGTTTGGGTATATCCATACACTATAGTCGCAGTAGATGATACAATCACAGCTGATAATATTGAATTTAGAGTGATAGAAGTCCAGATATTAAGAGACAGGCTAGGGAATATTCACCATAAGAAACTATTATGTCAAAAGTATGTCTAGTGTTAGGATTACAAAGAATACATTAAGCAAGAACTTAAAAAAGCTTCAGACTATAAATCCTATGGATGAATGGGGAAGAATATGCTCAGGTGAACTGCTTAGATTGTCTAGACAAATTGTACCATTTGGAATTAGAAGAGGTAAAAAAAGATATAGCCCTGGTAGATTGTCTCAATCAGGATTTTTTAAGAGAGAAGGGAAATATTGGATCACAGGGTATGATACAGATTATGCAATGTATCAACACGAAGGGATAAGAAGAGATGGAAGCCGAGTGGTTAGAAATTGGAGCAATGGTAGGAAAAGTAAATACTTAGAAAATCCATTAAAAGAAAATATAAGCACTTGGAATAGAGTGGCTAGACAAGTCTTAGCAAGTGAATTAAAGAAAAAACTATGACATTACTTACAGAT